ATGTGATTGGATTTATGAGTAGTTTTTCAAATTCAGAATTATAGTCTACTGTAATTGGAGTTGTTGTTCCTATTCCAACAGTTAGATTTGGAACTACATTCATTCTAACAACATCTTTTTCAACCAAATTATGAGTGGTCGTGTCAGCAGCCGATACATTTGTAGATACAGTTGTTACAATTTTATCAATGTCTCCTGTGACCTGTTCCTTTTGAGATTGTAAGAAATATAATGATGAGTTAATACCAGATACTGATCCTTTTGAATAGAAAAATAATCCTTCACTTGTACTACCAATTCCAACTCTTGTTGTTACTAATCCAATATTATCAATACCTTTATTAATTACGAATACTTCTGTTGAATTTGCACCCAAAAATGGCAATTTAAATTCAGTTACAAGGTTAGTTCTACCAACATCAAAACGATTTGCTCCACTTCGTTTATTAATTGTTAACTTTTGACCATTCTTAAATGGATGATTTGGAATACGAATAGTTCTTGTAGGTATCGAAACCTGCTCATCTAAACCACCTATGAACTCATCTACTTCAATAGCACCTCCAACAGTAGTTCCTACACCAACTGATTGAGGTCCATTAAAGTAAATTATATCATTAGGTTCTGAATTGAACTTTGTAGTATTAACTGGGATACTAATCTGGGTATTTAAAACATCTACTGTTGATCCAACAGTATGTGCAATACCAGTTGTTCTTTCTACTCTTATTATTTTTCGACTAGGGAAAATGTTTAACACTCTCATCAATTCTGTGTCAGATGTATTTCCAGAACCAACTCTTAGAGAACTTCCTATACTAACTGTTTCAGGTATAGATTTAACTAAAATATCTTGAACTAATCCAGCAACACTACCAGTAGTCATCGCCTCTGATAATTGTGTATTTGCTGTAGTAACACCTACATTAAAAGCATCTGTTAGATTTGTTATGTTCGTACTTAAACCTGATATTGATACAGCATCTTGATCATTTAATTCAATGAATGGGAAATATTTTGCTACAACTTCATTTTGACCTCTCCATTCAAAAACAGCATTATTAAATGGTGTGATAGTGGTGTCTATACGAGATATACCAATACCCACTATTTCACTTACTTGTGCAGAGAATCCTGATCCATTTGTTTCCTCATCATCAAAGTCAGTTAAGTCTCCTATCTTATAATCCTGTCCACCATTTAAAATAGTTATAGAGTCTACATCACCTTTAGTAACTGATTCTATAACTGATAATTGCCTTATTTTCTCATATGATTCAACAACAAAGTCATTACCAGCAAATTTTTCATCCACATTATATGGTTTTGTATTTCTTCTTAGTTGTGAATTATTAAAATTAAAGTCGTGATCTAAAATTTGGTTTTCAGTTATAAAGGGTGATCTGTAAGTATTACCTATGAAGTAAGGATAAACTCCCTCAAGTTTGTTAGTTTGTGTACCTAATCCCACTGAAGTAAAATATGCATATATTCCATTAGGAAACTCAGGGGTCTTTGTAAATCTACCATTATGAATATCAAGATCTCCTGAACCATCAAATACGTGGTCTTCTACAAAGAATCCTGGTGCATAACCTGTTGGTCTATTAACAACACGAGATATATCTGTTTTATAAGATGATTTAACTATTTTTAATTCTGAGTTAATATTATCAGGTTCAGAATACCCAAAAGGACCATATATTGGATTTCCATCATATGCCCAACCAATGATTGGTGAGTGTCCTGTAATTTGATTAAATTCACCATTTGAATTGATTGAAAATGTATTTTCAAATGTATTTGCTATTTCTTGAGAATATCCTAAAACACTGAACTTTAGGGAATCAACTTTCTCTGTTAATTGACTATCCCCAAATCTACTTGCATTATTTAAAGTTAAACTTCTAACTCTTGCAGAGAACTTACCACCACTACCTCTTGGAAACGCTCTGACCTCAGTTGTATTTGAATCATAACCAATACCTGAATTAGTTACTATAGCATCAATTACAAATCCATTTTCAACAACTGGTCTGACAATAGCACCCGCACCTGCCCCTGTTGATATAACTCTAACATCAGGACTTGAATTATACTCTCTTCCTCTGTTAACAACTGCAACATCAGTAATTCTACCACCAACAACGATAGGTTTAAACTCAGCAAATCTACCATTCTCAATTGAAACTTTAGGGATGACTTCCTTATCTAAAATTGTTGAACCGTAATTTGTACCTTCCTCATACAAATATGCACCAATTAACTCACCTGTCACAACTGGAGTGATTGTAATATCACCAGTAACAGTTGATCCGTATGAAACACTAATATTAACTTTGATTTCTGGATATTCAAATATTTGGAATCCTTGACCACTTGATTTAAAATCAACATATTTGCCTCTATTATAGTCAGCAATCGATGTAGCACCGATACCAGCATCCGCTAATTGGAATGTGTCATTTGTTAATTTTTTAACATAGTATGATGACGTAGTTGTTAATCCTTGTATAGCTGATATTTCAGGACTATACTCTACAATCTCTCCACTTTCAAACCCGTGATTCTTAAATGTAACTACGTTTAGAGTGGTTGATATTCCAATGGGTTTAACTCTTAATTTACGGTGAGTATATCCAGAACCTTCTTCTAAAACTTTTACAGCAACAAGAGTATTTCTACTCTCTGTCCTAAACTTATGAATACCACTTGCAGCAGTATCTGTTGATAATCCAACAGTATTAATACCTGTAGCACCGAATGTGGCATCTGTAGGGGTGTTGAATATTCTGACAGTTGATGGATTGACAGTTCTTACATAATATGGAGCACCATCAGATAAGGTATCAGATACTTTATTTTCTAAATCATATGCTGTACCAATACCAATGGGAGCATTATTATTTGCACTATAGTAAACTAATTGTCCATCAGTAAGATTATGATTAGTTTTAAATGTAATTGTCTCATTTACAATATCAACACCACCATTAAAGAATACATCTCTACTATCAAACTCTAATTCTCTGTTTCTTTGTCCAAGAATTGGTTCTAATACACATCCACTTCCATTACCTCCTGTTAATGATATACTTGTAACTGCATCAATATCGAATGATTGTGGGTCTACAAATACTTCTTTTACTGTTCCTCGAACAATTGGTTCTGCTGCAGCACCCACACCTGAACTAGTCTCAATACCAATAATAGGTGGTTTAAGAACGTCATAACCACTACCTGAGTTTAGTAAATCAACTGACTCTAGAGATCCAAAATATATTTGATTATCAGAAATAGGTGAGCGTATTTGAACACCATTTATTAACATTCCAATATCGTTTGTAGGAACATCTTGCTGTGATGGTACAAACAAGTTTTGAGAGAGAGGAAATTTTCTTAAAATTTTATCTGCATCTAATACTCTAGTGCTATGCCTTTTTAATACAAATCTATGAATGTCTGTTGTTGAAGTAGTAGGACCTACTTGTACTGTACTTGCTGTTCCTATTTGAGAGTTTGAATTAAATATTCTTATTTTAGTTATATCTTGGTTTGGATCGTCTGGTATAACAGGATCTACAAAATAAGTTCTACCAGTATCCAATCCAATTAATCCATCACCCTCTGGTTGATAAACAATTTCGTCACCTTGAATGAATTTCACATTTCTGGAAAGAGGGAAGTTAATAAAACTAAATCTTTCATTAAGACTACTATATCCGTCTAGACCTGCTGCAGTTCCACCTACTAAAGTTTCCTCAATAATATTTGAAGTTATATTATAACTAGGTAAAGAGTTTGATGCAGCATATCCTTCAATGTTACCATCTACATAAACATTTAAAGTATCAGATATAATTGAATCGTTACCTTTTGCTAGACTGACTCCAGAACTTGAAACTTTTTCTACAACTCTACGAATATCATATGATTGATTTGGGTCTTGAGTGAATCCAGCAATATTTGTTGCATTTATTTGATTTAAAATTACATCAATACTTCCAACAGTACCACCACCAACTACAGCTTGCTCATTTCTTTTAAGAATCTCAAATCTGTCACCAACTTTTAACGAAGATTTATCAAGTATTGTATTAAATTTAAATGTAGATCCACTAATTTCAACTTCAAATCTTGAACCTGTATTATAAATCCAAGAGTTGGCAAATATTTGTTTGTAATTTTTGCCATCGTTATCTATTTTCTCACCTATATTTTTTACAAATAGGTTCTCTTGCTCATTAACTAGGGTAATATCCGTGACTGGAACTAATTCAGATAAGACACCAGTTATTCTTAAATCAACTCTTTTAGATAAATCACCATTTTCATATCCAAATATTGTTTCATCTGCTCTAAGATCTTCTGCTGTCCCTATACCTACACCCACTCCAGTGCAACCAAAGAACTGATTTATAGATTTAGATGTATAATCTATATGAGAATTAGCACCACTTATAATTGTTCCTGTTGTTCCAAATCCTACAGTTGAGTCAACATCAATAATTGTTGCACCTGCTGCTGCTCCTCCAACAACTTTTGTTTTACCTGGTACTGTGAATACACCTTCAATTAAATCCCTATCACTAAATCCAACAAATAATGCTATTTTGTAATAGTCTTTCCCTTCTCTTTTTAATATTTCAACTTCTGATACAGATGCATTGGTTGTTACATCAGTAGATTTAAAAATAGTTTGACCAGTTAAGTTTTGTGGTTCTCCAAATGGTGTTATCAAATCTGCAACAACAACCTCTCTTCGTATAAACTCTGCATCAGATGGTTTAATTAGATTGCCTTCAAGGTCTAATATTCTAGACTCTACACCATACAATACTTTAAATAAAATTCTTATAGATTCTTCGACACCTTTTGATTGATAAAAAGAACGAGCAAACTTTACAAAATTACCTGCATCTAATTTTTCCGAAAAATCATTATTTTCTAAACCAGGTAAGAAAGTTTTCTTTAACTTTTTGAAAAACTCTTGTATGAATAGAACAGATAAGTTTGTTACAGTGTCTCCAGTCTCGTGTGTTCCAGCAACTGTTTGATTAAATTCTAAACTTTCACGATTTATTTCTAGTAATGAAGATGAAACACCAACGTTGTAACCAGAGATTCCACTAAATCCACGAATACAACCTGTGAAGGTTGTAGATGTAATTCCTGTGTATGAAATTATTTCATCATTTATTTTAAGTAATCCGTACTCATTAGGAAAACCTTTT